GGCTCAGTTTCCCACAAATTAGAAAATCACAAAGTTACACTGACACAGCCTGTGTCGCGGAAGATTGATTCGATTATCTGGGACAAGGTAAAAGACAAAATCCCTGAGAGTATGCACCCAGTTAAGATGGCACTGACGGTTGACTCAGTTGGTTGCCGTTACCTTGCTGAAAAAGAGCATCGGATGTGGGCAAAGATTGCCAAGGCTTTTGAAACTAAGCCGGGTAAAATTGGCGTTAAAGTGGAGGCATTATTATGACCCTTAATGATGTCGAACTTGAGATGCTTATTAAGGCGTTTAACGGTGTCACCTTTATGAACGGCACTAAGCAAAGCCCAGACCAAATACGTCTGGAACGTAAATTGAAATGGTGGCGCGACCACCCAGATTTGGAGTTTATATAATGCGTAATATTGATGAAATTTTGGATGAAGTGTTCGCACTCATATTCAAAGATAAATGGGAGAATAGGGAATACAGATGTCTATAAATTTAAAATCACTGTCGAAGCCAGAAGGGCAGAGACCCATAATCTGCACCTTATTTGGAGAGGGCGGAATGGGGAAAACAACTCTGGCTGCCATGTTCCCTAATCCTGTATTCATAAGAACTGAAGACGGAACAGCCTCTTTGGCTGGTAACGAAAACGTCAGCTTATTTCCGCTGGCAACTTCAAGCCAAGATGTTCTGGACGCCATAGAGGCTCTAGGAACTGAGAAGCACGACTTTAAGACTCTCGTTATAGATTCGATAACTCAGCTGGCTACGCTGATCGAATCGGAGATAGTAGCCGCTGACCCTAAAGCCAAAAGCATTAATCAAGCTGGTGGCGGGTATGGAGCGGGATACGGAACTGCCGCAGAACGGCATCGCATGGTGCGAGAATTTGCGGGGTCACTGGCTTACCAATCAAATATGAACGTGGTTTTTATTGGCCACGCCGATACTGAGACTATGGACCTGCCAGACATGGATGCGTTTCAGAGATACACGGTTCGCATCCATAAGAAGTCGCTCCCTCATTTTACTGATAATTGCGACCTCGTAGGTTTAATTAGGCTCAAGACTTTTGTGCGCGGTAGCGATGGAGATAAGAAACGCGCAATAAGCACAGGTGAACGTGAGATCATATGCTTCCCACAAGCATCCTCAGTTACCAAAAATAGGTTTAACATCACTGAACCGCTGCCCTTCACCTTTGAAGGCGGCAACCCTTTTTCTAAATATTTAACAGAGTAGGAGAAACTCAAATGGACTTGAATGGATTTAACGCGCTGGAAATTGAACCAGCAGCAACTTACGAACCACTCCCAGCGGATTGGTACAAGGCTGTGATTACTGCCACAGAAGAGAAGCCAACCAAGGCTCAGACGGGGTCATACCTTGAGCTTAATATGGAAATCATTGAAGGTAACTATCAGGGCCGCAGGGTATTTGAGCGTCTTAATTTAAAGAACCCTAATCCAGTTGCAATTGAGATTGCCCAGCGCAGCCTCTCAAGTATCTGCCGCGCAGTAGGCGTAAACAACCCGCAGAACAGCGAAGAGCTAATGGACAAGCCTCTTATGATTAAGCTGGCGGTTAAACCTGCACAGGGCGAATACGGAGCGTCTAACGAGATCAAAGGCTATGACGCGGCCTCTGGGAACGTAACGGCGATGTCTGCGCCAGTAGCTGCCACGGCATCTGCTGGAGCAAGCACACCACCTTGGAAGAAGTAATTCTATTAAAGGATGGGGCGTGTGATGCGCCCCATTTTACATTTTTAGGAGGAAAAAATGACTGACGAAGTAACACACACAGAAGAAGATTTTTATGAAATTATGAAGGAAAGCAAGCTGGGGCGAGATTGGTTAATCTGGCATAAAAAGAACCCAGATTTCTTTCGTTTATTTGAGCGGTTTACCAGCGAAGCATTAAGGAATGGACACCAGCGTTTAAGTGGTTGGTTCATTGTAAACAGGGTTCGCTGGGAGACTACGGTTGTGACGATAGGCGATGATTTTAAAATACGAAACGACTACATTGCTTTGTTCACAAGATTATACATGGTTTGCCACCCAGAGCATTTGGGGTTTTTCCGCACAAAGAAAATGAAAAACTTGGTTCGAGATATATTCGCACAAAGCACATAACGGAGAACCGCATGAAACTTGATATATATTCCAACACCAAAACCATTGATGCGGTTTATGACCATTACAAGGTCAAACGAAAAAACGAACACAGGCCGCATCTTGGTGGGTCACAGATTGGAAATGAGTGTAGCCGCGCACTCTGGTATCAGTTTCGACATGCTTGGTCGCCCACTTTTGATGGACGTATGTTGCGTTTATTTGAAACGGGCGACCGCGAAGAGGATCGGATCGTGGCTAACTTACGTGCGGTTGGCGTTACGGTTTGGGACCGCGATCCAGACACAGGCAAGCAGATTAGGTTCGAGGGATGCGGAGGTCACTTTGCATTGAGCCTTGACGGCGTTGGTGAAGGATTTGCCGAAAGCAAGAAGCCACACACTTTAGAGTTCAAGACGATGAACGAGAAGAACTTTAAGGCGCTGAAGAACTTAGGGTGCCAGAAGAGCAAGCCTGTCTACTGGGCGCAATGCCAAATCGGTATGTATCTGGGCGATATAGACAGATGCTATTTTTTTGCCGTTAATAAAAACACAGATCATATGTACGGTGAGCGCATCAAGTTAGACAAGCCAGAGGCCAAAGCACTTCTGGCTAAAGCAGAGCGCGTTATCTTTGCCGCCACACCACCATCCAAGCTGCACGAAGACGCAAGCAACTGGCAGTGCAAGTTCTGTAGCTACTGGGCTGTGTGTCACGGGTGCAAGATACCAGAGGTTAGCTGCCGAACTTGCAGCCATGTGACGCCAGAGCAGAATGGAACGTGGAGCTGTGCCAAGGGCAAGCCTGCCGTCACTTGTAGCGAACACCTCTACATCCCACAGGTTATGCCGAAAGATTTAGTTGTGGTTGATGCTGGGGATGACTTTGTTGAGTACGAGGATCAAGATACTGGTGAGATCATAAGAAACGAGAACAACAGCCAAGCTATTTTTGATGGAAGGATGCAGGAATGAAGCGCAAGAGATTAGAGAATGTCGTGAAGGTCATGTTGGAAATGACACCAGACAGAATCAGCACCGATAATATTTCGATGATTTTGGTAAATTTTATGATCCACAAAAATATGGTGAACCAGTGGCCAGTTGTTAAAGATATCGTCGATGACGTGTTTGTAGAATATCTTGTGAGGTCGTCATACCAATCGGATGCCGAATACAACGAGGCAATAGCGATTGAGGATGCCAACAATTTCTTGGAGAATATTCGCAATGACGTTTGATGCTGGAAAAATCTTGCATGTCAGATTAAATCGTTCAGAAATTTCGCAGGCAAAGCAGGCGGCAGCATTGCGGTGGCAGTTAGCCAGAGCTAGTGGAGTTGCCAACCAGCGCCGGGACATCAGATCAGACGCAGATATTGATCTGCTAGGTTTAAAAGCTGAGATAGCAGTCGCTAAAGCGTTTCACCTTCCATACCGGGCATCTGATCTTGGCATCGATAGCGGAGCCGATATGTGGTCGGACGATATAGGCATTGATGTGAAGGCCACGTTTTATCAGACAGGCAAGCTGCTGTTTAAGTCTATAGAGGCGTTTGTCGCTGATTACGCAATACTGGTTACTGCCTCTGATGATGAGGATGTGATGCGTGTTGTCGGTGGCATGGGCAGGGAGAGATTTGGGACTGATGCCATTGAAGCAGATTTAGGTAGAGGGCCATGCTGGGTCGCTCCTCAAGATATATTAACGCCGATTCAAGATGTGTGGCTTGTATTGTCGAACTGGAGATTATGCAGATGACGTTTGAACTTAGAGACTACCAGAAGGAAGCTGTCGATGGACTGTACAATTACTGGGCTGGCAAGGCTGGTGATAACCCACTGATCGTTGCGCCTACTGGATCTGGCAAGACGGCTATTATCGCGCAGATAATTAAAGACGCGATGGGATTTCCCGGCACACGGGTGCTGGTTGTTACGCATGTTAAAGAGCTGCTTGAGCAGGGCGCAGATGGCTTGCTTAAATTGTACCCAGATGCTGATTTCGGGATCTACAGCGCAGGCTTAAAGCAGAAGGTGTTAGACCGACCAGTTACGTTCGCAGGCATCCAGAGCATCTGGGAGAGGGCGTTTGACATAGTTCCCGCGCCTGATTTGGTACTGATTGATGAGGCGCACCTCCTACCCAAAAATACTGAGACTAGATACAATCGGTTTATTGCAGATCTGAAAACCTGCAACCCAGATGTGAAAGTGGTGGGACTGACGGCCACGCCATACAGGCTGGACACGGGCTACCTGCACAAAGGCAAGGGCGCGATCTTTGACGGGATTGCCTACGACATCCCAGTGGCCATGCTGATGGAGCAGGGCTACCTGTCGCCAGTCATATCAAAGGGCGGCAT